CCGGCACCCAGAACTTTGGCGCGATGCAGTAGTAATGGCGCCGCCCGTCGATCTCGCGCGTGAACACCCGCGCCATGCTGTTCATGTCCAGCTTGCGCGCCAGGTCGAAGCCCAGGTCGACCGATTGCCCCTCGAACTGCTCGAGCGTGAGGGTCTTGTCCTCGCAGGCGCGCCACTTCTCCAGGTTGTAGAAGCCGGTCTTGGCCGACGTCCACACGTTCAGGTGCTTGGTCTTGAAGGTGTTGGTGAAGCGCGCGCTGCGGATCGCCTTCTGCTGCTGGCTCTCCAGGTACTCGCGGTACACCGACACCCCCATGTTGGGGTTGGCCTTGGCCAGCACCTCGGGTTTGGTCCAGTCGTCGCCCTCGTCGATCGTGAAGATCCACCCGAACAGCTCGTCGTCGGGCACGGTCCCTTCGAGCATCTCGATGACTTGGCGCCGCTTGTCGTAGCACGGGCCCTCGATGTTCGCGCCGGCGGTGGTGATGATCAGCACCAGCGGCTGGCGCCGCGCACCCATACCGGTCAGCATGGTCTCGTACAGCGCGGCCGAATCGTGCTCGTGGTACTCGTCGATGATCGCGCACGACGGCGAGGCGCCGTCGCCCGGGTTGCCGATCAGCGGCTCGAAGCGGCTGCCGTCCTCCGGCTTGTTCATGTTCGAGGCGTTGACCTCGATGCCGGCGGCTTCGATCAGCATCGGCGAGCGCTTGACCATCAGCCGCGCCGGCCGGAACACCTCCCAGGCCTGTTTCTCGGTCGTCGCGCCGGAGTACACCTCGGCGCCAAACTCGCCATCCAGCACAAACATGCTGATGCCGACGCCGGCAGCGATGACCGATTTCCCGTTTTTACGGGAAACCTCCCAGTAACTCTCGCGGAATCGGCGGTACCCGGTTTTCTTGTGCTTCCACCCGAACGTGCACGCCAACCCGAACTTCTGCCACCCCTCCAGCGTCACCAGCTGGCGCTTGAAACCCCACTCGCCCTTCGTGTGAGGCAGCAGTTCAATCAGTTCCAGCTTGCGTTCGGCCTCCGCGGCGTCGAACTTGTACGGATAACCACGCTTGCGGCTGGCGGCCAGGTCGTCAAAGTGACGCTGCAACGCCAGCTTCACAAAGCGGCAAGCCGGGATCCGGCCTGCCAGTGCATCGCGGGCAAACTTCATCCCCTGCTCGACGCGCGGATATTTCTTTTCCTTAGCCATTGATCAGCTTGCCGAACGGGTTGTCCGGCTTCTTGTTGCCGGCACCGACCAGGCGTTGCCGGCTCGCCGGATCCAGTCCGAGCATGGAGCCGAAGGTGACCATCTGTTTGGCCGCCTCGTTGAGCGCGGTTAGCGCCGGATTCTTGATCGGGCCGCCACTCGCGCCGGGCACCACCACACCGTTCTTGGCCACGTCGGTCGAGGCGTTGCGCCAGTTTCCGTAGGCCATGCAAAACGCCTCGACGTTGTGCAAGTCGGTGATTTGCAGCACCTTCTGCTGGAGCAGCAGCGGCGCCACTCGCTGCCACATGTCGCGCGCCGGACCGGTAATCCACTCCGGTGCGTCAATGTTCGTGACGAGGCCGAAGTCCGGCTCGTCCTTGTTGATGGCCCGCTTACCCGGGTTCCCCGCGGCCGTTTTCCTGGCGGTCGGCTTCGGTTTTCGGCCGCGACCGGCCACCGTCGCAATTCCGCCCATCGGCTACCTTTGGATTTTTAATTTCGCGGGTGTAAAAAATTGACTGCATGGCCGGTCTTTAATGGCAAAGGCGCCAAGGATTTCGACCCCCATCCCCCTATCGGGCTTTTCCGTTGCGTTGGCGCAACGTTTCGCGCCCTCACCCGTGCGTGCGGGCGGCTGCGCGCTCCTCGGCCTGCTTGCGGCCGTCGTGGCAGGGCTTGCACAGCGCCTGCCAGTTGTTGGCGCTGTCCCAGAACAGCGCCCGTGCATGTGCGATGCGCTGCTCGTCGCCCGAGTCGAGCGCTTCCTTCAGCTTGTGCGGGACGATGTGGTCAACGACCGTAGCGGCTGTCAATCGGTTGTCGCGCTGGCAGTAGACGCAGAGCGGGTGCTTGCGCAGGTAGTACATGCGGGCCTTGGCCCACTTGCTGTCGTACCCGCGCTCGGCGGCGGTGCCGCGGCGCTCGTCCTGCTGCTGGCGTACCGCCTTCTTGTGCTTGTCGCAGTGACCTGGTGCGTCGATCAGCTTGCCGCAGCCTGGGGCGCGGCAGATGGACTTGGGGCGCGCAGGCACTACAGGGTTATCTCGAGTTGCCCTTGGCCGAACTCAGGAAGAACCAGCGTCTGGCCCTTGTCCGTCTCCACGGTGCAGATGGGTGCGTAGCGCAGCCCTGGCACGCCGCCGCCAATCATTTGGCTGGCCATAGTGCCGGTCAGGCTTGGCGCACCGACGATCATGGTGCTGGCGCTCGCATCAACGCCGTCCACAGGTGCGATCGTCCATACCACCGTGTCGGGAATGATTGCTTCGCCAGGTTCGAGCAATGGTGCAAAGTCCACCGTGAATACTTCGGTTTCGCTTGCGCGCTTCGGGCTGAAGTCGTTCATAGCTCCCTGACTCGCTTCTTACCAGCGTATTCCCGGGTCCGCTGCTTGCCAACGTAGGTCCGGAGTGGATTGGGATTGAGCGCAGCATTAGTCACGTTCGCTTGTTGCGTTTGCACGGTGAGCGATGGAACATCAGCAGTCACCTCGCGCACGATCACCCTGGATGAGATAACCGTCACTGGTCCACCATCTTGAGGTATGCGGTACGATCCTCAATCCGAGGGGGAACACTGTTCGTCGTAATGCGGCAGGTGATACTGACTTCGGCACTTACACCCGCTGCTACGAACACCGTTGCCAGTGCACCGTTGGCGTGGCTGTCGCCGCCCGTCAGTCCACCGGCCAAGATAAAATCAACGTGTGCGATCGTGTCCTGGATATCGGTCAGCACGTCCGACCAGTCGAACGTGACATCGATCGTCGAGTCCGGGTCCTTGGTACCAACGGGCCGCTTTGGATTCGTCATATCCCAAAACGCACCCCCTTCGAACGTCAGGGACGCCGCCAGCACTTTCAGTGTGCGCGCCGTCGATGGCGAAAAGCTCAAGATGCCTCCCCCGCCGCTCGACGCGGCCAACGTTGTCACGGGCAGCGCCAATGGCGCGGAACGGTTGCCCGCCGCGTCGAAGGCACGCACGCGGTTCTGGTATGTAGTGCTGGCGGCTTTGCCCGTAACGGTGACTGAGAGCACGTTCCCGACGGTCGCGTAGGTGGTGCCGCCATCGGTGCTGTACTCATAGCCGGTCGTGCCGACGTTGTCGGTTGCGGCCTGCCAGGAGAGCGTGTATCCGGTTTGCGTGATACCGCTCGAACTCAGGCTGCCGACCATCGTCGGCGCAGTCGTATCCGCCCCGGCTGGGGCCGCGCTGGTCGTCGCGGCCCCGCTCAGTGGCGTGGGAGAACGATTGCTCGCGGCGTCGTATGCGCGCACGCGCACCTGGTCGGTGGTCGATGCCGGGCGCCCGCTCACGGCGTACGTGAGCACGTTTCCAACGTTCGTATAGGACGCGCCGCCGTCGATACTGACCTCGTAGCCGGCCACCGCGATATCGTCGGTAGCGGCCTGCCAGGCGAGCGTGTAGCCAGACTGGCTTTGGTTGCTTACCGCGATCGATCCGGCCATCGTCGGGCCAGTGGTGTCGGTCACGTACGAATAGGCCGTGTTGATCGAGGCGAAGGTACGCTTCGAGACCTCGGCGATTTCGGCCAGCGTGCCGTAATGGACGCTCGATGTGAACGCGCCGTTCAGGTCCGCATAGCCGGAGCAGTTCGTGTTGGTCTGCCCAACGTGGACAATGGCGTCGTGGATCGGCTGGAAGTTCGAACCGCAGCCAGTCGCGTTGATCGCCCATACGAACCACTTGCGGCCAGTGCGCGCGAACCAATCGTTGATGAGGGCATTCAGCGATGCTTCATGCTCAGCCTGCGTGGGGGTGCTGAACGTATCGGCCTCACCCTGCCACCAGATCACGGCTTTGTGATCGCCGATCTGCGCGGCGCGCGCGAGCGCAGCACCATACAGGGTCGTGGTTGCAGTGCTGACCGCCCAGGTAGCGATGCTGGTCGAACCAAGTGCGCACGGCACAAACGCCACGGGGACCCCGCCCGCCATGATTTTGCTTGCGAGAGCGCCAAAGTACGAACCCGCTGGCGACGGATCAACCTGCACCGGGTAGGTTGCGTTGGCGCCGTCGTCGAAGATCGCCGATGACGTTTCCCGGTGCTGCTTCCATACTCCGTCTTTGCCGAGCTCGGTCGACACCCAGGTTGGGTGCGCGGCAGGGGCGACGGGGGCCACGTACACGGGAGATTTGCCGACGTTGTTCGATTGGCCGATCACCATGTACACGTCGCCCACGCCGATCGCCGGGATCGACGCGGTAATCGCCGTGTTGTTGCCGAACCTGACCGCGAGGTCGCCTTGCGCAGGGCCCTGCAGGTTGACCGTCGCGTCGAACGTGCCGCCGCTCGGTGTTGCTACCAGCGTCGCCCAGGCCGATCCGCCCCATGAGTATTGGATGCTGGTCGGGCTGCCGGAATAGGTGCCGGTGATTCGCACCGAGGCTTTGTTGGTACCGTCGCGCTGGAATGTGCGGTACGGTACGGCGCCGTTGGTGGTCGTCGGCGGCGTCGCGAAGCTGATCGAGTCCGACACTGCCGTGACGTTGGACACGGTGGCCGTCGCGACGACCGTCGAGCCGCTTTTGGTGCGCACGGTGAGCGTGCCGGTGCCAGCAACCTGGCCGGTTAGAGTGCCCGAGAAGACGCCGCCGGTCGGGTTGCTGACGAGTGTCTGATACGCGCCACCGTTGAACGACGCCTCGATCGAGGTCGGTGCGGTGCCACCGGCATAGGTTCCGGATACCGCGATGCTAGCCGCGCTGACCGTCGCGCCCGATGCCGGCGCCGTCGCTGTAATCGAGTCGGCGGGTGCAGCGTTGGCGTAGTAGCTGTACGGGTTGGCTGCGTGCGCCGCGACCTCGGCAGCGCTCAACTCCCGATTCCAGTAGATATCGTCGAGCATCACGACATCAAGGATGTTGCCGGACCCGTACGGTCCAGCAATCGTGTGCATGCCGCCGGTGGTCGATTTAAAATTGGTGGTGTCGCCGGTTTTCGTCGCGGAGGAAATCAGCACGCCATTGACATAGAACTTAACCGTGCCGGATGCGTCGCGCGTGACGTGCAGCATGCTGTCCGTATTCGGCGGGATCGCCGGGTTGCCCGTCGAGTTCCACAGCAACTGGGCGGCGTTGCCGATGCTGACGTGCCAGTGCCAGGCGTTGGTGCTGGTGACTTCATACAGATATGGAACAAACTTTTCGATGCCATCGCCGTCCGTCAACCGGCCAATACCGTGCATGGTGTTGGATGCCGGCGCATAGGACGGGGTGCGGATGCGCTTGAAGAAACTGAACGGCCCAGTGCCAACGTCCATGCCAAGCGTCACCGCGCCGGCCGCATCGTAGTAGTTGTTGCCGATCGTACGACCGACCGAGCAGTCCCGCCCCTTGCCTGCTGCGGTAGTGACGATGGTCGGCGCGGCGGTCGGCACGGTGAAGTGGTGCGCGTTGCCGCTGTGGTCCTTGCCGTTCGATGCCGTCGTGCTGCCATCTTCTGACGCCCAATCGAACGCCGCGACGATGCCGGTGTTGAGCGGGTCGGCGGTGAGCGCGAGGGGGTAGGTTCGCTGGCTGCGTGTTACGGTCATGGGACCTTTCTGTTATTCGTCTACGCGTGCATCACACAGCTCGCGCACAAAGGCGAGCAGCTCGTCGTCGGTTCGGCTGCTTACATCAGCCGGTGAAACCAGCAGCGGGCGCACGCCATCAATGAGGCAGACCAACGCGCTGGGATCGGCCGCCCACTCGCGCAGAGGAGCGAGCCACGCTACCTGCTCGTCCATATGTCGTGGACGTACCCGGCCGGCGGCACCTGGCGCACAATCGCGTCGAGCGACATGGCCGGCTCGCCGTAGTGCTTGGCGCACAGCATCTCCTTGCCCCGCTCGGCCTGCGCCAGTGCGCTCGCCAGTTGGTCCAGGCGCTCGGGGTTTGCCGCCACGGCGCCGATGGCGCTTTCGCCGAACACGGCGCGCACGATCTCGTCGCGGTAGTGCAAGGTGTCCATGGCTTACTTCTTCGCCATCTTTTCGATGATTTCCAGCTCACGCCAGATCTGGACGAGGATGCGCAGCCAGACCAGTTCGTCGGCGACGCTGATGCGGTGGCCTGCCATGGTCACTCCTTGTAGGGCCAGCCGCGCGCGACTTGGACGCTGGGGGCACGCGGCACCGTCGCCGGGCGGTCAACGCCGAACAGGATCATCATTGCGGCGAGCAGCGACATGGCGCACCTCTGAATAAAAAAGCCGCCGGCGCATTGCTGCGGACGGCGGCGAAGTTCCAACACTAGGGATGTTGGAGGAGACTCGGTTCAGGCAGGCGCCTCGGTGAAGGTGACGTAGTAGTCCTTGCCGGGCTTGAAGAAGTCGGCGGCGGGGCGGCCGTCGCTGATCTGCATCCAGCACTCGCCTGACGGCGTCGCGTCGTTGAAATCCTTGTTCTCGCCTTCCTTGCCGTAGATGGCACCGAGCTTCATCTTGTGGGTCTGGAAGGTAGTGCTGTGCCTGGTGGTCTCGGCGCTGTGGCACCGCATCTTGGCAACGACTTTGTCGATCATGTGTGGCTCCCCTATGCTGCCCGATCGGGCGCGGTTATAGGGCGTTGGTCTTTCGGTCTTGCGGCCCAATGAGAAAAGCCCGCTGACCTTGCGGCGCGGGCTTTGCTTTTCTCTGGACGAGCGAAATCGGCCAGCCCCTGAAGAGTATCAAAAGAAAGCGCGTGTCGCAACATTTTTCGACAGCTTGTCGGCCAGTTCCTTTTCCGCCTCCGGCAGCACGCCCGTGAAGTCCAGGTTCGGGAAGCGCCACACGCTGGCGATGTTGCAGCTGCGGTAGATCGCGGCCTTGTAATGGCGCGGCAGGCTGTCGATCATGGCATCGGTCGCCATCGCGATGTCGCGCGAGGCGCGCGCCGCGGCGGCCTCGCTGATGGCGGCGCCGTCGTCGTACCCCTCGTGTTCGTCGCTGCCGCTGGCGATGCCGACCTGCCCCTTGACGCCCAGGTCACGGTCGTCGCGGCGCATCCAGTCGCTCCAGTGGCTCAGGCAGATTTGCAGCGGCGTCGGCGCGTCGAACGGGGTGACCGCCACGGTGCGCGCAGCCTGCTGCGGCGCTGCGGGCGCAGGCTCGGCCACCTCGACAAACACGATGTCCGGTACCGGCGTCGTCTTGCCGCGCCAGTTGAGGGTGAGCTTGGGGCGGCGCTCGCTCGGGGTGCTGGCCGCGTCAAATTCGGCTGCGATCTGCATGGGATTTTCCGATCTTGGGGTGGGTGGAAGCTTACCATTCCGCCCGGAATTTTCCAGGTGGCACTTCGCATCTTGTTGCGCCTGGCCGCCACGCCGGGACGACCCGCCTCGTCACCATCCGATGACTGTTAATCATTCGGAGCGCTTGGATTTACGGGCTCGCTTGCGATTCGTTCGCCACTTTTGCGCCACCGAAACCGACCTTTTCGCCGATCCGGTTCTGCGCGCTGGCGGCCGTGTCGAAGTTCTTCTCCAGGTAGCCCATGGTGGTGGTGTAGCTCTTGTGCCGCATCACCTTCTGGATGGTCTGGATCGGCACGCCCGCCTCGGACAGCAGCGTGGCGAAGGTGCCGCGCAGGCGGTGCGGGGTGATGCCGTTGACCTTGCAGGCGGCGTTGGCCTGGCGCATCGCATTGCGGGCGAATCCCGGGCCGAAGGGCTGGCCATCGGCCTTGCACACGATCAGGCCTTCGACGCGGCGCTGCGGCTCGAGGTGTTCGCGCAGCCAGGCCGGCAGCGGTACCGGCTCGGCCTCGCGGCCCTTGGTGATGCCCGGGGTGTAGGTGGCACGTTGCCAGTCGATCCATTCCCAGCGCGCCGAGGCCGACTCGCCTTCGCGCAGGCCCAGGCCGAACATCAGGCGCACCGCGGTGCCGACGCCGGGGGTGGCGCGCGCCGCCCGGTCGACCTCTTCGAGCCAACGCTTGGCGACGTCGACGGGCAGCACCGCGCGCGGGCGCTTCTGGACCTTGATCATCGCCACCTTCCACGGGCAGCGCGCCAGGATGCCGCGCTTGACCGCCCACATGGTCAGCAGCTTCAGGATCCGCAGCCAGTGGTTGGCGGTGGCGGGCTTGCGTTCCTTGAGGTGCTCGATGCGCGCCAGTTCAACGTGCTGGGTCAGGATGTCGTCGATGCGCCGCTCGCCCAGGTCGTACAGGTGCAGCCGCGCGAAGGTCTCGACGCTGCGGGTGTGGTGCGCGCTGGCGACCGGGCGGTGGATGTTCAGCCACATGCTGGCCAGCTGGCGCAGGGTCGGTACCGGTTCGCCGCCGTTGGCGCGCGCCACCGCCGCGTCGTAGGCTTGCCTCGCGATGTCTTCGGCCCGCCCTTTGATGGTCTGGCGGGTGCTGCGCTGCACGCGCTGGCCATCGACCTGGAACCGGTAGTGCCAGGTCTTGCCGACCTTGAACAGGGTTGCTCCCATAGTGCACGTATGCCTTTCTGCTGGGTGCCGCCCTTGGCGCCGGCCGGCTCGGCGAGCCGGATTACTTGGCGAGGTTAAGGAACGGGATCGGTGCGCCGGCGTAGATGTTCTCCGGCAGCTTGCCGTCCCATTTGCCTGCCTTGGCCATTTCGACCTCGATCCGGCGCAGTTCCAGCACGTCCTTGTTCTGCGCGAGCGCGGCGTTCTGCACCTTCAGCGCTTCCGCCTGGGCCTTGGCGACGGTCAGGTTGGCGTAGGCCTGGCCATCGGCGCGCACCTGCTGGGCACGGGCCTCGGCCTCGGCGATCGCCACCTTCTGCTTCTGCTCGGCCTCGACGGTTTTCAGCTTGTTTTCCGCGCCCAGGCGCAGCTGCTCCTGCGTCACCTTGGCGCTGATCGCCTTCATGTAGTCATCCGAGAACGCGAAGTTGCGCATGTCGATGTTGATGACCTGGGCGCCGTACATGGCCAGCTTGCCGCTCAGGGCGCGCGCGATGTCGGCCGACACCTGCGCGCGCTTGGCGATCAGGTCCGGCGCGGTGTAGCGCGCGGTGACCGCCTTGAAGGCTTCCTGCGTGGCCGTCTGGACGTAGGACGACAGGTCGCCGTCGTGGCTGTACTTCTCGTAGACCTCGGCCACCTTCGCCACCGCGATGCTGTAGCGCACCGTCATGCTGACCTTGACCGGCTGGGTGTCCGAGGTGCTGCCGTCGGCGTTCTCGATGCTCGCGGTCTCGGCGCGCACGCTGAACAGCGCCAGGCGCTCCCATGGCGCCAGCACGACCAGGCCTTCGTTCTGGATGCCCTTGATGGCGCCGAACTGGGTGACCACGCCGCGCGAGCCGGTCGGCACCGTGCGGAACGGCCAGAACAACACCAGCAGGAGCAGCAGCGCCAGCGCGAGGATCGCATCGCGCGCGATCGCGCCGGCCTTGAGCACCGGACGGGGGCCGAGGCTGCCCATGTAGGCCTCGCCAAAGTAGCGTTGTGCAAACGTCATAGTTGTTCCCTTCGTGTTGTGCCGCGCAACAGGGCGCGCGGCTCGCCCGTCCGCGTCAATCGGGGCCCATCATCGCCCGCAACGTGCCGCTCAGCAAGGTGTGCACGTCGCCCTACAACGCCAGCACCCGGCGCAGTTCCGCCTGCGCTTCGGCCATCACGCCGATCTCGACGGCCGGCAGCGCACGCGCATAGGTGGCGAACGCTGCGCGCAGCGCGGTGTATTCGCGCGTGGTCAGGTCGAGCAGCCTGGTGGGGCGCGCCATCGCCCTGGTCAGCGCGTCGTAGGCGGCCATCACCTGCCGCAGGAACGGCCCGGACTTGACGCGCTTGGCGATGTAGACGGCGACGATCAGGTGCTCGGCCAGCCCGTTGGCGCAGGGCGTCGGGCACAGCCCGCGCCGGGCCGCGTCGAGGTACAGCAGCACTTGCAGTTCGCTCTCCTGCGCCGCTTCGCTGCCGACCCGCTGCTTCTTCCCGAGCAGCGCCAGCGGCGTGCCGGCCAGGCTGATGGCCATCCCGTTCATCGGCACGCCTCCAGCTTGACGATGGCCGCGGTGACGATGGCGGCGCGCATGGCCGCATCGTCGTCGGCGTAGTCGGCCAACAGGCAGCTGCCGATCCCGTACAGGTGGCAGCCGGCGATGGCGTCGATGGTCGTCGCGGCCAGGCTCATGCGTTGCTCGGCGATCAGCGGCCCGCAGGCGCGCCAGTCGCCGGCCCAGTCTGGTACCTGGGCCTGTTCGCGGCAGCGCGGCGCGCCGGCCGGCGGCGTGCCGAGCAGCGCGCCATTGGCTTCGGTGAGGTTGGTCCAGCCGCGCAGCAGCGCCAGCCGGCGGTTGAGGTCGAGGTTGTTTGCAGTGGTCATGGGGCTTTCCTGAAGCTTGGCCAGTTGAATTCGCACACGAAGGTGTTCTCGTGCAGGCGGTCGTGCACGCGGGTG